TCCATGACTATTCGCTCCTAAACGTGATGTAGTCCACCGTGGCCCCGGCAGGTGCGGCCGTGCCGAAATTTAACGTACAACCCGTCGTGGTCTTACCTGAGATCCACACCGTCGTGCCCCAGCTCGGGGTCGCACACACCCCGTAACTCGTGTCCACTTCCGTGCGCGGGAAGGTCACGGCCACGCTCGAGGCGGCCGCGGTCACGGCCTGGGCGACCTTGTTGCCGGCCGACGTTAGGAACCGCCGGCGCAGCCGCTCCCAGTAGGTCGCCTCGCGCGCGTCCATGCCTACCATACCGTCACGCGGACAAGCCCGTCGCCGCCGGCGCCTGAGGCGATCGACGTGGTCGTGTTGCCGCCCCCACCCCCGCCGCCAGGCTGACTGCCAGCGACCCCAAACGCCCCGCCGTTCCCACCGGCCACGCTCGTGCCAGCGGTGTACCCGCCCGTGCCGCTGCCCGCCGTGCGACTAAAGCCGGCGCCGCCGCCGTTCAGTGACAGCTTGAGCTGCGTGGGGTCAGTGCTCGTGCCAGACATCCCGCCGGCGTTGACGCGATCGAGCGCATCGGGGTAGTCCGTGATGGTCAGCGCCGCCGTGCCAATACGGGCCCCAGCGCGCGAGACAGACCCCCCAAGCGCATACTCGCTCGCGGTAATGCTCCCGCCGACCCCGCCGTATGCCGTAACGTGTGAGCCGAAGCTCGAGTTGCCGCCAGTGAACCCGGCCGCCGCCACCGCGCGCGACCCGCCGCCCGCGGCCACCGTGACGGTCTCTGTCGCGCCCAGCGCGGACAGGCGCATGAGCCGCTGCACATAGGCCCCACCGCCACCGCCCCCTGCAGCGCCGGCCGTGGCGTTGCTGCCGCCGCCCCCGCCTGCTCCCCAGCACTCGATGAGTGCCATCGTGCCGGTGCTCGGCTTCGTCCAGGTCGCGCTCCCGGCGGTGCTGAACGTCTGCACGTCGGTTGCCGGCAACCCCACGATCGCGCCGGCCCCGTCCCGCTTCACCACAGCATTGGCGAGGGCTGATGTCGTCGCATTGGCGATGTCTCTTGCACGTCCCATCCTTTCTCCGGTCAGGTGTCCGACTCGGACTGGCTTGCAGTCCGGTACTCCGTTGCGGGCCGCTGGCCTGCGAGCAGCGCCTCAGCCGTCGCCAGGTCCACGTCCACCGTGTACCCCTGGGCGTAGGAGGGCACCTCCCAGCTCGCGTCCACGATGTAGCGGGCCGTGTCCTCCAGGCAGTAGAGGCGCACGCGCTCGCTCATGCGCCCAGCATGGTGTAGTCGGGCGTCTCGAACGTGAGGCCCGTGCTCGTCGTGATCGTCGTGCCGCTCAACGTGGCCGGAATGCGTGACGTGTTGGCGTTTTCCGGAAGGTTGTCGACGTTCACGCCATACAGCTCGCCCGCGCCAATTTCCACGTTGATCAGCCGTGCGTCGGGCAGCAGGTCTACCGCGGTCAGCGGCCCGTGCGATTCAAGAAACGTCTCGAGAGTCATAGTTAGAAAAGGTTAGGAGCAGTTGGATTCGGTAACCACCCACTGGTTTGCGGCTCGCTTTTCCAGTGTGATCACTCCGTATTGTGGCGGAGTGCTAAACGTCGGATACGGCGCAAGCACCACATCGTTCGGATAAATCAGCTTTGCGATATAGTACCGCGTGAGATTTCCAAAGGTTGTGAAATTGCCGCCAACAATCACGTCTCGATTTGGCATTACAACCGCGCTGCGTACGTTGTTCGCAGCACTTAGTGTTACGGTTGTGTCCACTGTTCCGTCACTGTTGACACGCGCCGCTCGTAGCCGCGTAACACCGCCTAGCGTAGTAAACCCGCCGCCAATCACAAGTTTTCCGTCGGGCTGCAAAGCAATCGCGTCAACTGAACTGTTTCCGGCGATGTTGCCAAACGATAGATCCAACGCTCCAGTGCTGTTCACCCGAGCCAGATTACCGCGGGTCACTCCAGCTACGCTGGTAAACGACCCGCCGATTATGGCTTTCCCGTCTGGCTGCAACATGATCGCAGCCACACTCCCGGCTGGAGTAGAACCTGAAAACGACGTGTCGTTAGCGCCATTGCTCAAAAGCCGGTGGAAATAGCTTTGCGAAACACCAGTCGTAAACGCACCGCCAATCAACACACGGCCGTCTGATTGAATCGCAATCGCACTTACGCTTGAATTGAGGCTTGGCGGCACAAATGTCGTATCAAGCGTCCCGTCCGTGTTCAATCGCGCAATGTACGAGCGCCCAACACCGCCAACGGCGGTAAACGCCCCGCCAATAATGGCTTTCCCGTCGCTTTGCAACGCAATGGCATACACCGAATTATTCGCATTTGGGTTGTATGCTGTGTCAAGTGTCCCGTCGCTATTAAGCCGGGCAATTCTGTTTCGCGTTGTTGCACCACTGGAAATAAAGTCACCGCCAATCAGCACCTTGCCGTCGCTTTGCAACGCTATGGCCGTCACCGCATTGTCAAGATTGGCATCACCAAATGTGGTGTCTACCGATCCGTCGCCGTTGAGTCGCGCCATGCGACCGCGAGATGTCGCGCCAATTGCCGTAAAGACTCCACCAATCAGAATTCGGCCGTTTGGCTGCGCGGCACACGCAAACACAATGTTGTTTAATACTGGAGCAAACACCGTCCCGTAGCTGACCGTCCCGCTTGCTGGGATGAGCGCAAACCTGAGCATATTCACACCGCTTACCGTCGTAAAATTCCCGCCGATAAACGTCAGCCCGTTAAACGCGCCGCTGGTAACACACAGCACTGCAGTGAGGAAGCTACCTGCGTTCGGGTTCCAGCTTGTGTCAAGCGTCCCGTCGCTGTTGAGCCGCGCCACGTTGTTGCGCGTTGTCGACACGATGGTGCTAAACGATCCTCCGACCACAATCTTGCCGTCCGCTTGTCTGACTGCACGGCAAGGGCACGCACCCAATTGTTTGTGCCGGGGTTAAACGCCGAATCGATTGTGCCAGTCGTGTTTACTCGCGCAATGAAACTCCGGGCGGCACCGCCAACCGTAGAAAACGTACCCCCAACCACGACCTTTCCGTCGCTCTGGATCGCCAATGCTAACACCTGTGCATCTGCTTCACTGTAGCTAACGTCAAATGATCCGCTTGTGCTCAGGCGAGCAAGGTACAGGCGCGAAAAACCCGTCATCGTGGTAAACGCCCCGCCGACAACCGCTTGCCCGTCGGACTGCAACACAATGGCATTAACCGTGCTGTCTGCGTTCGGGTTGTATGTTGGGTCAAGCGAGCCGTCGCTGTTTAGTCGCGCTATGCGATTGCGCGTGCTGCCGTTCACGGTCGTAAAATTGCCGCCAATAAGAATTCGACCGTCGCTCTGTACCGCAATGCAAGATACGGTGTCGTTAATGGTTGGCGTAAACGACGTATCAGGCGATCCGTCTGTGTTTAGTCGAAACAAATACCAATTGGGTCCAGAGCTAAAACCGCCGCCAACAAGCACTCGACCGTCGCTTTGCAGTGCAATAGCCGATACGCTAATGTTTAGCCCAAAGTTGTCGACCAAGAGTCGCTCGACATTGCCGTCGTTGGGATTGAGCACCGTCCCCGCACCAAAGCTTGCAAGCTTTACCGTTGCACCAACCGCAATGCTGTTGGTGCCAGTCGGGTCGAGATTTACGCCGCCGGTCACTGTCGAGTTCATGACCAACCGCTTGCCCGCGTCAGACGCTTGCACGTTGTACGGCGCGGCCAACGTCGGCGTAATGGTGACGCTCGCCGGCGAGGTCGTCGCCCAGGACAGATTGCCGCTGCCGTCGTTGACTAGGCCCGTGCCGGCGGCGCCCTGCGAGGCCGGCATGGTGTAGTTGACGTTGTTGGCGCTCAGGCCACCGCCCGTGATCTTGAGCGACGGGGTGGTGGTCTTGTAGGTCGCGTCAGGGCCCGTGCCAATGCCGACGTTCGTGCCGTCGTCCTGGATCTGGCTGTTCGTGACCGTGTTGACGTTCTGCCACTTCGGGACGTAGTTGCTCGTGCCTGAGCCGTTAATGATCCCGGCAAGCGACAGGCTCGTGTAGGTGACGAACACCAGCTCGTCGTTCAGCGCGGCGCCGGTCGCGAGCACTACCGTGGTGCCGTTGGCCGCGGTGTAGTCCACGCCTGGCGTCAGCAGCACGCCGTTCAGGTAGGCGTCGATGTAGCCAGGGTTGTAGGTAACGCTGAAGGTCGTCTGGCCGGCGGTCGCGCTTTGCACCGTCACCGTGCGGGTGGTCGTGCCCGTTCCGGCGCCCGTCGAGGTGATCGTGATCGTGCCAGGGCCGTTGGTGATGATCGTGTTTGCGCCGGCCTGGAGCTGCGCCAGGGCGTAGCCAGCGCCGTTGCCGATCAGCAGCTGTCCATTGGTCGGCGTAGCCGTCTGGCCCGTGCCGCCCTTGTCGAAGGGGACCGTGCCGGCATAGCTCGAGGCAATGCTTACCCCGCCCGACAGATCGCTCGAGGCTGAGCCGGAAACGGCGCCCGTCACCGCAAACGTCTTGGCCGCGGTCAGCTGGGCCGCGCTGCCGGCCGAGCCGGTCACGTTCCCTGTCACGTTGCCCGTGACACTGCCGGTCAGATTGCCGGCGAAGCTCGGCGCCGTGACTTGGCCGCCGGCGTTGACCGTGCTTCCGGTGACCACGGGGCCCGTGACATTCAGGTCGTCCAGCGTGCCGACGCTCGTGATCCCGTCGTACGCCCCCGCCACTCGCGCCGCCGGCACGGTGCCGGTCGTCAGGCTGCTCGCGTCCAGCTTGAGCGACACCCAGGCCGTGCCGGTGTCGTAGTACAGCTGCTGATCGTCGGTGACCAGCCAGAGCCGTCCCGCCACGCCGGCCAAGGGCCTCGAGGCCAGCGGCGAGCTCTGGACGTGGATCGTCGCATCGCCGTCGTGATCGTTGTAATTGCCAATGATCGCGTTGTCGTTCAGCCGCACCTCTTGCGCGTCGATCGGCGAGGTGCCGTTGATCGGAATCGTGACCGGAGCCTGCTGGTGAGATCCTACAATCGGCATCAGTACCGTCTCCCGTAAGCGAATCCGTCCACCTCTACGCGGGACCACGCGCTTTGCGCTTCACCGCCGTCCGTAAAGGTGATGTCGATATAGTCCCCGTAGCCGTTGATCGGCACGCGGACCGGTTTCGTTGCCCCAGCGCCCCATACGCCGGTGCCCCACACTCCCGTCCCCCACGTCCCTGGGCCGCCGCCCGTCGGGTTCTGCAGGGTGTAAGAGCCGCTCTCTGTTGGGGTCTGCCAGATCACGGACGCGGTCGTAGACGCCCGCAGCCCCGCGATTAAGTACAGCCACTTGTACGCCTTGAAGCCCATCGGATCCTGGTGGTACATCCGGTGGCAGCGGACCGCCATCGAGTACACGGTCCCGCCCACGCCGGCTGTCGGGACGTTGTCGCGATAGATCAGCGGCGCATCGCACAGCTTGACCCGGCAGGCAGCGTCTCCCGCCAGGACAATCGGCTGTTGGTCGGTGTCGACCGCTTCCCACATGGCCGTCGTGACCGGCGTGGTATAGCCGCCGGCGCATGGGCCCGTCCACGCCTGCAGCGCGTAGTTGTAGCGCAGCACGCCAACGGAGGGCACATACCACCACACTTCCCGCAACGCCCGACGATGCACCCCGATCGCGCTCGAGGCCTGCGCGAGGTCCCAGCTGCGGGTCTGGTCGTCGATCTTGAGGCTGATCGGGCTGACGCTCGTCTCGTTCGCGACGAAGAAGCCGCGGTCCGAGAGGAAGTAGACGCCCTGGGGCGTGTTGACGATGCTCCGGCCCCCGATCGCGCCAACGTCCGACGTCACGCCCTGCGAGCCCGCGGCGATCGCAATGTCGTCCTGCGTCAGCCCGGTGAAGCGCGAGATGCCGGAGGTGTGGAACATGAGCAGGCTCGAGCCAAAGGCCGCGAGCCCCGTAATGTTCTGATCGGAGAAGGTCCGGACAATCGCTTCCCCGCCGCCCGAGGGCGCGTGCCCCAGGCTGTCGCCGTTGTTGATGGCGCTCCAGAACACCTTCTGATCGGTGCCGGTGCAGCCAAACAGCCGCTGATTGTAGACTGCGAGCTGGGTCACCCCCGCCGGCGTGTTCACCAGGTTGGTGGTGAGGGCGGTGCCGTTCCACTTGTTGAGGCTGGTGGCGCTGTCGCCGTCGGCGATATAGGCCACCTCGCTCGAGGCGTCTCGGAACGACGCAAACGCCGGCGCGCCGGTCGCCTTGAGGCTGCCAGCGCGGACCGTGAAGGTCGTGGGGATCCCGTAGGTCGCCGTGAACAGCGAGCCGTCGGCCACCACCAGCAGCTGCTGGGTGCCGTTGTCGCGCAGCCAACCGTAGCCGTTCTGCACCGGCCCCGCGGCCAGCGCGGCATCCTGCAGGCGCTGCGTGCCCAGGCGCTTGAGCACGGCCCCGAACTCGGTCAGCACCGCCTCCTCGGCCCGCCGCAGCTCATTCGGGGCGACGGCTTCCTCAGTGGAGGCCGTGTTCAGGCCGCCGCGGAAGTCGGTCTGCCCGTCCCGAACCGGTGGACGCGGCACTTACACCCCCGCCCACATGGACCAGTCGTCCATGTAGCCCAGGCGAAGCGGCTTGACCGCAATGCGGCCGACGTCCTGGCGCATCCGGTCGCGCAGCATGGACGCATTCACGCGAAGCTCGGCCGAGAGCTGCGACTCGGCGGCCCCCTTCATGAACATGGAAGCCGCGGTCTCGTACGCCAGGATCAGGTCGTAGCCGTCAGGGAAGACGACCGTCGAGTTGTTGTTTTGCAGCAGGTCCGCGCGCTGGGGCAAGTGATTGACCGTCACCGTCACCGTGTTGTCCTGCGCGGCCGGGATCAGCTGGATCTTGTCTCCGTACTCGTACCAGACGTTCGGCAGCGACACTTCCGTCGGCGACTGCGGGTACTGCTCAAAGTCGGCTACCTGGTAGAAGAAGTTGCCCTGGTTAAGGGCCAAGATCCGGAAATGCGTCTCGGTCGCGTCCCCGCTGCCGCTATCCAGCGCGGTCTTGGCAAACCGGCCGTCGACGTCGGTCGTGACCGTACGCTGCGCCATTCGCAGGTGCCGGTTGACGTTGAGCAGGTCCTTCCATTCCCGCCAATGCACCTCTCCCAACAGCTGCAGCTTCAGGGTTGTCCCCCAACGCGGCGAGCCGTTGGCGTCGGCCATCTCGTCTACCAGCGTGAGCAGCGTGCTGCGGGCCATGCTCATGCGTCAGCTCTCCGTCTTGGCTGCGCGCTTCTTCCGCGCCACGATCTGCGCCCCGGCCGTCGTCCCTTCGCCGAATCCGCTCGAGACCGGGTGCGCGGCCGCCACGCCCAGCGCTACCTCGTGCTCGTGCCTGGAGGTGCGAGCCGTCTTGTGCTCCTGGTCGGCCATAAACTCGTCGACGTGCTTAGCCTTCTGCGCGCGGTTGTGGCGCTCGATCTTTGCCATCTTGTCGGCCGCCTGCTTTGCGGCATCGCCGACCGGCTCAAAGAACCGCTCAACAAACCCCACGGCCTCTTCGGCGCTGCAGTCAGGCGGGAGCATCGCACGCAGGTCAAACGCCTGGTCGCGGGTGATCTCGCCGCTGTTCACGCGCTCCCAGCGCTCATCGCCCTGCTTCCAGGTCTCAATGATGCCCCAGTACGGCCCACTGGCAGACGGCACCCACTTCACCGACAGGCGCTCGTCAATTTCCTGCAGCCGGCGTACAGCCTCCTGCGGTGGAACCGGTTCTCCTCGGGGAGTAATCAGCATCGCGTGTCAGCGGGTAAGGGGAAGGGTTGGGTGTGCAGACATTGCACACCCGTCCCAGGTTACGACAACAGCTGCAGCTCAACCGTCACGATCAGATCGTCGGGCTGAACCGAGACCGCGCCGGTGGTCACCAGCGAAATCTTGAGGGTGTCGCCGGCGTCCAGCGTCTTCTGCTGGTCGGTCAAGGTGGTGAGCAGCGTGCCCTGCTGCACCGTCTCAGCGGTCTTGGCGTTGATGTCGATCGCGCTCGAGAGCGTGACGTTGCCGGCCGCCGACACATCGCGCTTGACCAGCGTCACCGTGCAATTGGTCGCCGCGGTCGGGAACACCTCAGCCGCCACCGACACGTTGGAGATCACGGCCTTGCGGTTCGTGCCCAACGCACCGATCAAATGCACCTGCGTGCCAGCCGCCAGGGTGCCCGTGTTCAGGCGCTGCTGCAACACAATCGGCTGGATCCCAAAACGGCCCGGCCGCGGAGCAAAAAAGTTCAGCATCTAAAAGTCTCCTTGCTGGGGCAGGGGCCCTGCGGCCCCCACCCCATCATGGTTAAGGTCAGACAACCGGGCTGTAGCGCGCCGTGTCGGTGTAGCCGGTCAGGCTGCCGTGCGCGTTGCGCTGGAAGGTCATCAGGTTGAAGTAGACCTTGAACGAGGTCTGGAACGCATCGCGGCCGTCGATGAACCGCACCGCGCCCGAGTTCTCGTACTGCACCGGCGACCAGTCGGCCGCGTCGACCCAGGCCAGCGACGGCTTGTGGATCATGTAGAACGTGCCGGCCGGGTTATACTCGTCGGCCACCACGGGCATATTGTGCAGCTTCAGCGCCTTGTAGCCGCCGTTGAGCTCGAGCTCTTCGCCGGCCGTGACGTTGAAGCGGCGCTGCCCGAGGAAGCTCTCGATGAACTTCTGCTGCAGGCCGTAGGTGGTGATGCAGAGGAACTCGTCCGGGCTCGAGAGCGGACGCTTGCCGGAGCGCGCGCCGATCGTGGCCCCGAGCTTCCACACGTCCATTTCGTTCGGCTGCGTGGCGTCATCGGTGTCCGTGCCCGCCACCAGGCGGGTGGCATTCCAGCGCTCGTTGCCGGCCGTGCCCGCGTTGATGCCGTGGAGCGTGTTGTACGCCCCGCCACGGTTCGTGATGTTGATCAGGCCGTTGGCGTACTGGTTGTAGGCATCGTCGGACTGGGTCGCAGCCACGATGATGTCCGTGCCCGTGGTGCCCGCGATCGTGCCCGAGAGCGTCAGCGTGACGTTGTCGCCGCTGTTCGCAACAGCCGTGATCGTGGCCTTGCCGCGGAGCGTGGCGCCCGTGGCATCGCGCACCGCGATGTACATCCCAGGATACAGCCAGAGACCGCCCTGGCCGGCGCCCGAGACGCCGTAGGGGCTCGTTGCCACGATCGTGGTCGGCGGGCCGGCCGTGTAGCTCGAGACGACCGCACGGATGCCGAGCCCGTTGCCGTGAACGTGCTCCTGCATACCGAGCTGCATCGCGCCGTCGATTTCCTCGGTGATCTTGCTCTTGAGGCTGACGAAGGCCGCCTGCTTCGACTGCGTGCCCATGATCGCCAGGTTGTCGAACTCGCGGGTCACATAGAAGCGACGGATGCCGACGTTGCCCTGCACTTCGCTCTGCTCCGAGCTGTTCGGCAGGAAGCCGCTGTCCGACGCGCCCCAGTTCACGGGCGGGTTCGTGACGACATCGAAGTAGAGGTTCTTACCGCCCCACTTGAGCGAGCGGAGGCCACCAGGGCCCGCCTTCTTGATCTGGGCGAGCAGGACGGTGGAAATGGGGAAGAGCTGCTGACGAATGTCCGCATACACGTTCTTCAGGTTGCCCTGGAGCTCGGCATCGGTGATGAGAATCGGGTTCGCTGCCATCGGTGTTATGTCCTATGAATAATCGTGAGAGATCAGCCGTCCCACGCCCGGTTGATAATTGCCATCTTGGCTTCTTCCCGGTTGCGCGGTTTCGGCGCAGGCTTCGGGACATCGGGGCCACGCTGGCCGGTTGGCGCGAGCGACTTGCCGACGCTCTGCACAACCTGCTGGGCCCGCTGCTGTCCCTGCCGAATCGTTGCTTTGAGCTGCGCCGCCGCGGCCGCCTGGGCTTGCTCGACTCGGGCCGCTTCCTGCTTCACCCACTCACGGAAGGGGCCGGCGAGATACGCCTTGTACTCGGGCAAGCGGTGCGGTGGGATCACTCCGTTCGACATCAGCGGCGCCGTGTCGATACTGATCCGACCGAGCTTGGCCTCGAGCGTGACCTGCGGAAAGTTGTTCAGGATGTCGTCCTGAACCGGCTTGAGCTCGTGCTCGTAATACTGCAGGACTACTTGCTGCCGCTGGGCGGCCTCTTGGGCGGCCTGCTGCTGCTGCATCTCCTGCTGTCGCTGCGCTTCATATCGCCGGAGGCGTTCCTCGGGCGAATTCAGCACAGACCACTCGTCACGGCGCTGCAGGTACGCCGTCTCGTCGTTCAGGATCTCCAGGTTCAGCGCGCGCTGCGCCTCGAGCTCCTGCTGCATTGCCTCGTACTGCTGCATCAGCTGCGGCACCTGCGTCCGGAGCTGCTGCGCCTCCTGGTAGTAATGCTGCCCAGCCACGCCGTCCTTTGCCATCCGGACCAGCTCAGCCGGGGACTTCAGGTAGACCTTGTCTCCCACCTGGAACTCGAGCTTCACGTCAGGGGCGGGCGCGAACTTGCCGTCCGGTGACCGGACCAGCACGCGGTTCCCCCCCTCCCCAATTACGGCCTCCGGCGGCGGCTCGCCAAGATCCGGCGCGCCCCCCTCCGCAGTCTGCAGCGTCGGGTCGTCAGACGGCAGCTCGCCCTCTACGCCCTCCACCTCCGCGTCCATTGCTGGCGCGGTCAGCTCGGCTTCCTCTTTCCACTCCGCGTTCAGGATCTGCTCGCGCAGGTCCTCGCGCCGCACGATCGCCGGCGCTTCAGGCGCGGGCGTCGAATCGAACGCTTCGGTGACGGCCGCTTCCACGGCCACAGCGGTGTCAGACATCAGTCCTCAGTCTCGATGGTGCCATGCTCATTGCGCCGGCATGACGGTCGGCCCAGGCACGGTTCCGGGTTCCTGCACCGGCGCGGCCGGCAACCCCGAATTCATGCCCATCGTTGGCGCCACGTTGGGCGGCAACGGCGTCCCCTGCGGCGCGCCTGGCGGCGGGCCTCCTTGTGGGGATGCTCCCTGAGGCGCGCCTGGCGGCGGGCCTCCCTGCTTCTGTGTGGCCTGGTTGGCGAGCGCAACCCAGCGCTGCTTGGCTGTCTCGCGCACCGGCGGGTCAATGTCGGCGGCCAGGATGATGTCCTGCTCGAGCACGTCCTGGTTGATCGCTTCGTTGTCCTGCCACTCGATCGGCTCCGGCTCCATGCCCATGCGGATCTGCTCAGCGACCCGCTTGGCCTTCGCTTCCTGCACGTCGGCCGGCGTCATCTGATCGGCAGCATACGCAAACGGCCGGAGTCGGCGGTACTCACGCTGGTCAATGATCCCGCGCTCGAGGTCCTGGTCCAGCAGATAGAGCTTCAAGGTGCGCGGCATCGGCATGAGCGTCTCCGCTTCCACCTGCACGTCGACCACCTCGTCGAAATCCGCGCTCGAGAACTCCCGCGCGAGATCAGGGCGGTTCCCGCCCACCACGCCCAGCACCCGCGGCATCTGGTAGCCCCAGCGCATCCAGGCGACCATGCACTCGGCCCAGGTCATCATCGCGTCCGACGCCGCATACACCATCGGCGCAAACGTCCGCTCGAGCTGCTCGCGGATCGCAATGATGGCGCGGCCTGACTGGTCGGTGGAGAACTGCCCGCGGGCGCTGTCGTTCCAGCCCGTCCGCTCCTCGAGCTTCTTGGTCTCGAGCTTGAGCAGCTCCTTCGCATCGTTTCCAATGCTGAAGCCTTGGATCGGCTGCAGCGTCTCCCCGATCGGAGCGGCGCCGCGGATCTCGATGACCGACGTCTGCCCGCCCACAAAGGTCTCGCCAACGATCGCGCCCGTCTTGGAAACGAACCGGCCGCCCGAGTTGACTCGGACGCTCTCGATCCACTTCGACAGGATCATGTTGATCCGCATCTGCGGCGCGATCCACTCGTTCATGCGCGGCGCCGGATAGAAATTCGGCTCGGTGCTGCCGTCCGTGATTCGGACGACCGGCACCCGCCCGCACACCAGCGCGGCCGGCTGGAACACCAGCTTGTTGCCGACCACCACCAGCTGCAGCCCTTCCGGCAACGCTTCACACTTGTCCAGGAACACCGTGTAGCGATCCACCGTCCGCTGATCCTGGTACAGCGGGTTCTGCGTGAACCGGTAGTTGTTGTCCTGGAAGACCTGCGAGCCGACGAAATACTCGTCCATCTCATCGGCGACTTCGGGTCCGTAGAGCGCTGTGGCTTGGGCGAGGGGCAAGACGTCCCGAAGCAGCCAATACATCGGCTTGTGTGTGGCCGTCGCCTCAGCACTCACGCGGACCTGCTCGATTGTGTAGACCTTCGTGGCAACATCCCCGATCGGTCGCGGGCCGCGGACGCTGTCCAGCTCTTCCCACGGCCCATCCTCGGGGTTCCAGTGGGTCACCAGGAACGCGCAGCCGTCCGTCTGGGCGTTGTACATCGCCTCACGCAGCACCCCGCGCATCTTCTGGCGATGCCACTGGTACTCGGTTGCCAGCTGCATGGCCTGCGCCTTGCGCTGACGATCCGGATCCGGATTGGTCGGGGAAAACCGAAAGCCTGGGCGCTGCTCCGACATCACCTGGAGCGCGTAATCCAACGCCGGGCCTACCTGGTTGTCGACCGCGCGCACAGCATCCTTCGGCATCGGCGGCTCGCGCCAGCTGCCGCGGTTCGCGGTGCTCGAGATCCACTGAATGCCCTGGCGAAACAGCCGGTTGCGCTGCGCGTCATAGATCGCGTCCTGCACGCCGGCGCGGTGCGCCTCCCACCGGTTCTTCGACCAGTTGACCCAATCGTCGTCATTGGGCTCGGTGTCCTGGGCCATCGGGAAATCGGAGCCGTAGGTCGCGCGCAGCGCGTTCTTCCGATCTTCCTCAGCCTTGCGGAGCGCCTCGGCGTCCACTTCGATCGCGGCCACGCTGATCTCTGCGCTGACGGGCAGGGCCTCGAGATCGAGCGGGTCCAGCACGGGCTCGTTCACGCGCCGGCCATCTGCCTCGCGCAGCACGCCGAGCTCGTCGTCCTCGAGAAACGGCAGCGGGTCCATGCCGTAGTCGTCGAGCTCGCCGGGAATGCCGGAGAGCTCCATCAGCTCCTCCTCCTCGGGCGGGAAGGGAGTTGTCATGCGCTCATCCGGGTAATAGACCAGCCGTGTTCTGCCGACGCCGAGACCATATCCAGCTTGTACAGCTCGGTGCGGACACTATCCCAGTTCTTGTGCTTCGCGTACAGCTGCGTGACCAGGCTGCGGAGCTGCTCGCGCGCCCAATCTTCGGTCTCCGCATTGCACCGCATCTGCAGGTCCACCGGCACTTCTTCAGGGTCCAGCGTGCTCGCGCTCCGCTGCTCCTCGAGCGCCAGGCGCCGCTCCTCGAGCGCCAGCTTCTTCTCCTCAATGGCGCGCCGATCGCGCAGCCACTGGGTCAGCACGGCCGCTGCTGCTACCGCCCCAATCGCCGCGAGCACGGTGTCCATTTCAGCAGCCGTTGTACTCAGCCATCGTGAACGTGACGTTCGGCGAGCTCGCCAACGTAATCGTCACGCGCGCCAGCTGCTCACCGCGCAGCGTGGCAATCGACGACGACTGGCGCGTGGTGGTGGTCAACGACCCGGCGCCGGTGCCCGCGGTCTTGTTGATCCAGGTGCTCGGCGTGGTCGCGTTCGTGACGTGGAACAGCGTGTTCAGCGCTGAGCTCGCGGTGCCGGCCGCAATCGTTGCGGTCAGATGCACCTGCAGCTCCGTCCGCAGTCCCGTGATCGGGACCAGGCACTCATACGCGCCCGCGACAGTGAGCGCGCCGGCCTCGACCAGCGTCTTGCCAATTAGGCCCGCTGAAGCACCCGCCGGCACCGCCGTGATAACAAGACGGTCCTGCGCGAAAAACGCACTCTGCTGGTACTTCTGGGCTTCGGTGAGCGGAGCAGTCCGTGCCATAGTCGTCAGTGTAAAGTGGCGTCAGCCTACCTTCCCAACACGCACGATACGACACCCGTAGGTTTCGCGAGAGGCGGGTTCTTCACCCGTCATGCATCGCTCGCGTTGTCACCCGAACCGTTCCCGCATTCGGGCCGTCGCCATCGCGTCACACACGGCCTCCACCAGCTCCTCCGGCATTCCGTTGCTCAGGCCGGCATCGTCCAGGGCGGCGTGCGTCATCTCGTGGAAGAACACCCGCCACCGGTGCCGCGGCTGGGCGCCCTTTTCGATCTCCACCGTCCTGGTGGCGTCATTCCACGTCCCCCAGGCATCGCCGTTGTTGCCGGCCTTGTCGACCAGCTTGACTGTGACCTCCCCGCCAGGCGCCATGACGGTCTTGGGGAGGGGCGGAAATTTCTGGGGGCGCATCAGGCGCGCACCGTCTTGCCGATCGCGTTGACCACCGCCACGCCTCGCACCACCGAGACCAGCTCCACGCCGTACACCGTCTCCTCGGCATCGGTGGACACGATCGCAAACCCGTTGGTCCAGTTTGGGGCGCTCACATAGCTGGGGTTGAGGTTACACATACAGCCGATCTCGTAGGCGCGCCGCACCATCTCCGGCCGCGACCCGACCGCCGGGATCCGCTCGAGCGAGCTGCCCATCCGGTGGGTGTGGGAATGCATGACGCTCGAGTGCCACTTCTCCGCGTGCCCGCGGGCGCTGTAGGCCGCGTGCTTGCGGACAATGTCGCCGTGCAGCACCAGCAGGTCGTCCGCAATCATGACGCTGTC